AAGAAGGCACGACATTCGCCGTTTCATCTCTACCCCCTTTGCATTTCGGGCGTACATGGTCAATAGTGAGTTGTTGTAATTCATAAGTTCCTCCACAATAAACGCATTGACAATTAAAGTGCTCTTTGATAGCTCTTCTCCAGAGCCTTTTAGATTCTGAACTCGTCATGGTTATTAAGTTGTGTAAATAGTAATCAGGTGTTGGTAGTAATGGGGTCATTTTTTGCGACTTTTACGGTTAATTGATGGCTTTTGTTTTCTGCCCTTGGTTGTGCTACCCTTATAATGTGCGGCATCGAGGCCGTCACGGTTGCCATATGTACCAAGTTTCTTATTAAGTTTGTTCGCATTGACTCGTATTGCTAAACCTTTCGGTGTTTTGTTGTATTTAGCCTGCTGCTTGCGACGCTTGGCCGCAGCTTTAGGATTCTTCTTGTAATAGCTAGAAGTTTTTGCCATAGACTTTTCTCTTAACTAAAGATGGATCTACAGTTGGTATGATCTTGTTGAGTTTGTCCAAGGGACTGCCCTCGTAAGCGACACCTGTAATGTCATTGGTTTTTAGCCAATCACAAGCTGCCTTTAGATCTTGTACTGTTGCTTCTCCACTTTTGATTCTGCGTAGAAAGTCCTCTGTAACAAGGTAGTGTAGCTCGTTAAAACTCTCTTCTGTTGCTTTCTTGGGTATAACCCTTGGATTCTCCATATTATTCTGGTAATAAATTTTTCTTGACAAGAGCTGTTAGCTTGTCATCTACTGTGTTGTCAGTAGTCTTACTGTATGCTTCTAGTAGATTTACTACAAGCTGCTTCACAGCTGTGCTGCCCAAAAATTTGAACAGTATTGGTTTAATTAGTGCAATCATTACATTGATGGTGTGTCTAGGTCTGCTTCATCTTTTACAAAACGTCCAGCGTCATCACGCTTTGCTTTTGTTTTTCTTTTTGGTTTCTTCTTAGCAGCTTCTGCTTCTAAGGCTTTTAATCTTGTTAGTGTGCTCATCGTTGCCAAAATTTCTTTTTCTTTTTAGGGGGTTGTAGGGCAGATATAGGTACGATGTCTTGACATAACACTACCATTTCTGATTTAGGATGAAATGTAAAACCTCGCTGTCTAAGCTCTGCACATTTTAATGCACGTACTAGCTCATAGTCTAGCCGCATCTTTTCTTCTTGACGTTTAGCTATATCTCTACACTGCTGTAAACCTTTACGATCTAAAGGAACCATAAAGTTAACTTGAAAGCCCCAGTTTTGACTGATGTTGTAGCTTTCTTCGGCTTCTGGTTTTGTATCGTTGCCCATGTAGAAAGGGCTAAATGTCATAGTAGACCCATTACATTGTATGTTTGGGCCATATACCTGACGTGACGACGCACCGTTGTTCTGAAACTGTACGGCTTGGTTCGTCACATTACCCGTAGCTGCTGCCACAGGATTTGATTTATTTACTGTATCTCCTTCTGCAAGTACAGGTGTTACTGAGAGAAGACAGAGAGCGATGTAGTAGTAGAGTTTATTGTAAAGTTGCGTGTATAATCTCGCTGCTCTACTATGCCTGCTGCTCTTGTTGTTGTTTCTAAACTCCATGGATTTGCTGTGTTAGTTACAGAAAATGTTGTACCACTGGTAGCAATGTCTGCCGACGGAGTTACATTTGTTCCAGACCAAGTGTTTACGGCTGCACCGAATACTTGCACTTGCTCTGTCTCGACGATAGTTTGAGTTGTAGTTGTTGTACTGTTCATTGACCCTGTTGTAAACTGAGGGGTGACAGTGTTTGCTCTTGCTACTGCGGGTGATAACAGGGCTAAGAGTATGATTAGTTTTTTCATACTTTTGGTTGTTTGTCTTTTTCGCCTTTTGTTCTACCTGTAGATAGGCCAAAGGTTGCTAGGGCTCCAGTAAATATCGAAGCCACGAACGTGATATCTGACGATGCTCCAGTCTTTTTGACCATAGGTAGCTCTACATAGTTTAGTGTAATTATAAAACCAGACCAAATGACTACACCTAGACGCACTATTGCACCTAGAACTGCCATCTGTTCATCATGGTCATCTATGTTTTCTTTGAGTTTTCTGAGCATGTTTTTCTTTTCTGGCGGTTTTGTTTCCATTTGTTTATCTTGCCTTGTAAGAACTTTTGTATTTTATCTTTCAACGCATTGATTACAGGTTGTGTAACAGTCGCAGCTGCTACAGCAGTTACAGCAGTAACCGATGCAGCGACTAAGACTTCTTGCGATGGTAAAGTGATACTAGGTAAGGGTGGAAAGTGTATTTTTGGGGGTGGGTTTTCTTCTGTTTGCACCTCCTTTGTACCTTCGGGTCTTCGTAAATCGCTCGGAGGTACGACCAAAGGTTGATATGAGGGAACATCAGCTGTAGGGAGAGGTAAAGAGGGGGTTTTTAGTTGTACTGAATCTGGTAATATTATAATGGGTAGTTCCATTAAATATAAATTGTTTCAAGTGGTTCAGCTATTGTAAAGACCCACCCTTTAGTATTATCTTGTTTGTATAAGTTCTCGTCCCAGTAATATCCTACTAAGTCTACGTTGTCATCGTAAGCAACTGGAAAAGGTATAGGAGGTTTCCAATAATTATCATCATCAAGAGTCCAATCTATACCCGGTTTAGCATCACAAAATACACCTTTTGTTTTTTCATAAATACCACCAATCTTTGCTTTATTACCAGCTGTATCTTTTATCCACTCTACGTTTTCTTCAGCTGGTAAGGTATCTATAAAATCTTGTTCTGCAACAATTATATTTGTAACTGTTCCATTTGTTACTTGTGCAAATATCATGGGTTATAAGTTCCTGAGCTTGTAAATGTGTGGTATGTATAACCTCCAGAGCTGGTAACAGTACCTCCAGTACCTTTTTGAGATCCAGCATATCTAATGATTACAATTCCACTACCACCATTACGACCCTGATGGTATTGCTGTCTTCCGCCTCTTGCACCATTACCAGTATTAGACGAACCATGTCCGCCACTACCAGAAGGTGAGGGGCCGTCAGCATAAGTAGTTCCGTTTAACCAAGTTCTATCACTAGAAGGTAAGTCTCCACCGTCACCACCCCAGCCGTAGGTGTTTCTACCAGCACCACCGGGGGCACCTTCAGCTGGAGAATATCCACCAGCGTTTCCACTACCACCACTGTAGTTAACTGTGGGAGTATAACTGATACCTGATTGATAACCTCCACCGCCGCCTGAGCCGCCGCTTGCACCAGTAGTTAGTAGACCGTTAGCACCTCCACCAGAGGCTGATGTGCTGTTAAATGATGAGTTACCTCCATTGCTGGAGAATCTTTGGCCCGGTGTGTTCCAAGGTTGATATCCCCATGAGTCACCACCGCCGGGGCCACCGCCACCTACTGTTACTGTTAATCCGCTAGAGCCGGGTGTAAGAGTTGCTGTTAAAGCACGATATCCACCAGCACCGCCACTTCCGGCACCATTACTACTACTGTCTGGGCCACTAGCTCCGCCGCCACCAGCGACGAGTAAGTATTGACAGTCGTAAGTATTAGCAGTTCCATAGAAATCAGCGGCTAATTGTATTTCACCAGATGCTGGGCAGTTGCCTTTTCCATAATACTCAGAAAGTGCATGAGGTGCATCCCCTCCAAATTCTGTAGCTATGGCACCTAATGAAATTTGACCTGATCCTACTAATGGCATTATTTAGCCTCCAATACTTTTATTCTTGCTGATAAATCTTTGACTGCTTCAATTAGAATAGAAGTCAGACCAGCATAGTTAACAGCTTTAAATTCATTACCTTCCATATCATTAACTGTTTTAACAACTTCGGGTAATACTTTTTCTACATCTTGAGCTATAACACCAGCACTGTCAGCATCGTTTTTCTTCCATTTAAATGTAACACCTTTTAGTGCTTCTACTTTAGTTACAGCATCACTAACGATTGTTATATCTTTTTTAAGATTCTCGTCAGATGAAACAGTTGTTGAGAAAGCATAGACATCACCATCTGCATGGAAGTCACCGTCAGACTCGAATCTAAACTCTTCACTACCATTTATATGAATACTCATTCTATTATCAGTAGTAAAATCAATATTATTACTAGCACCTATACCAAATACACCAGTGCTCGTATATATGTTACTACCATTAATTAGAGCTAATATCTCAGCACCTGTCTGGTCAGCAGTTGCATTATTTTCAATATTATCTAATTTACTACCGTCAGCAGCTACGTCTCTACCGTCAACTGTTCCAGATACAGCAATATTTCCTGTTACAGAAACTCCCGCTGAAATTGTCTCAAACTTTTCACTGTTGTCGTAAAACAGCTTAACTGCTCCATTTTGAATAAATCTTCCTAAAGTTTCTGTATCACCAGCATTTTTTATTTTAAATTCTGTAGCATTTATTTGAATTATATCATCACTATCTATCTGAATCTTACCTGTTGTATTACTAATAAATGAGTTCGTTCCATTATGATAAATCTGTAAATCATCACCTGTTCCAACTTTGATTTTTGCGTTATCTGGAATGTCTATATGACTTGTAGCTGCTATTTCACCTGTTACTGAGACGTTCCCTGTAACAGTAGTAGCACCACTATTAACAGTTCCTGATACTGTGAGGTTTCCTGTTACATCAGCTCCATTAGAAACGTCTAGATTTCCAGTAACACTAGCTCCACCACTTGTTGTCGCAATTTTGATACTGTTATCGTAATATAAATTAACTGCACCGTCAGAGTTAAAGGTTGCGTATGCTTCCCCACCTATACTTCTGCCAAAAAATATCTGTGAATTACCAAATATTCTTAAATTACCTGTGCCAGTATCGACGATGTTGGAATGACCATCGTGATAAATTTGTAAATCATCACTGGTTCCAAAAGCAGCTTTACTATTATCTGGAATAGATAAACCTACTCCACCACTAGCAGTATTAGCAACACTTAGTTGACCTTGTACAGTTACACCGCCACTGCGAGTCTCTAACTTTTTAGTCGCATCGTGATATAGCTCTACGGCTCCATCTTCTATAAATACAGCACAGTTTTCACTTCCAGCAGCGTTTTGTATTGCAGTAGTATTTGATTGAATATTTAGATTTCCTGTACCAGCATCTTTAATACGGCTATGACTACCATCGTGATAAATCGCTAAATCTCCACCAGATTGACTACCAAATGTAAGTCTGTGGTTACTAGCACCAGTTGAATCACCGTTTAAAAGAATATTACCTGTTGTTACTACACTTTGAGATCCAAAGTCAGGAGATACCTTAGTTCCAGCTATTGCAGCACCAGCGTTAACGTCTCCGTTTGTAATTGTGCCGTCTACTATGTTTGCACTAGCTACGGTTACGTCTGAAGGTAAAGCTCCAGCAGCAATCTTAGATGTTGCTATAGAGTCATTAGCTAGTCTACCAGCAATAGAAGCGGAAGATACGTTAGCCATATCTTCTGCTGCTACTGGATGACCACCAGCTGTTGAGCCATCGTGTACGACAAGAGTTTCCTTGTCTGTATCTACTGTAACTTCACCTTCGGCTCCAGTAAAGCTACCATGTTGCGAGGTGTTTCCTCGTCTTAATTTTAATAATTTTGCCATTTATAGAGTTCCGAAGTCAAGTTGTAAGTTAGCACCATCTATAGTACCTATGTTTGACATGTTGTTGTTTTGCCCATCTAACGCTCCACCTAGTTGTGGTGAAGTGTCATCTACTACACTAGCTATACCTGAGTTAGATGTAATACCAGCCCAGATAGTTCCGTTATAGTTTTTTAATACATTGTTGGTAGTATCAAACCAAAGATCACCGGGACTTGGAGAACTAGGTGCAGATGCAGATATTTGATATTCATTTGCATATCTGTTTACGTCAGCTATAGACGACCCAACTGTATTTACATTGCTTATAGCAGTAGCTGTAGTATTTACATTAGTTATGTTTGTAGCGACTGTGTTAACAGAAGTAACATTGTCAGATACTGTTTTGATTGGATCGTCTTTTACAGTTATACTGTTACCCATACCACTGTGGTTTGTACAGTAGTATATAAAACTTGTTGGTTGCGACTCAGGTACTACAAGTTGGACTTTTGCACCAGCTTGTCCTTGAGTGCCAGTAACAGTAACACCAGTATTATAAGCACTACCGCCACTTGAAAACCGTAGTGGGTGTGCTGCGTTTGATGCGTCACTTACGTCGAATGTATATGTCCAGCCTTTATATAATGTTAGTGCAGGCTTATCTACACCATCAATAATAAATTTACCTGTGGCTGCTGTAACGGTAAATGTTATTTCATCTTCTAGTGCATCTGCAACTATGTCAAGTGACCCGTTAGAGCTACCTGTAGATGCAGCATTTGTGATAAGACCTAGATCTTCACTGTATGTTATCGCACCTGATACAATAGCTACGTCATCAAGAACTGCTTGAGATGGTGTAATAATAGAAAACGCACTACCTGTATATACAAGTAAGTTATCGTTAGAACTATCAAACCATAAGTCACCTTCTTGTAAAGATGTACCATCAGCTCTTTGTGTTGGAGCATTGGCAGATATTTGGTATATATCAGCAAAGTTATTTATATCTACTACGTTTGCACCAGCGTTAACAATGTTAGTTATATTTGTTGCAACTGTTGTAACTTCTGTAGCCTTCGGCACAAGCCTGTGAAAGCTATAAGTATGTAAGGTACTTGTTGATTCTACTAGAAAACCAAAACCTACAGGTATAGCAGCAGTCACACCTGTAATAGTTACAGTGTTTCCTGTACCAGCACCGTTTGGTATGGTAACTGTTGTACCGCTAGGTGTTAGTGTAGCTGTTGTAGCCTGTATACTAAGTATAGCAGACTGTCCTGTAGCTCCTTGTGGGTTAGTTGCTGGAAAGCTAGTTTGGTTTGTAATAGCTGTAAAACCACCAACTTCATCTATAAGGTCAATGATACGTGCATTGATAGCAGCTGTAGTAGCAACAAATGCGTCAGAGTTAGACCAAGTAGCTCCACTAGCAATAGTTTCACTAGAGTCCTGTCTAAGGAACTTAGCTTCAGCTTCTGTTTCTGTGTAGTATCTACTATCTAAAGATGTGGTATTCATCTCAGATAATGTAAGCTTGTCAGATTGTAGTAGTGTTTTTATCTCACTAGCAGTCTGGTCGGCTGTAGCTGCTGTTTCTATATTAGCTAGTTTACTTTGCTCTGCATCACTAAACTCGTTAGTGTTAGCATTTGCTTCGTATGCAGTTTTTATTTCTGCATTAGTCTGGTCAGCAGTAGCACCAGTTTCTATACCATTTAGTTTATTATGATCTGCGTCTGTAAAGACGTTACTATCAGTAGCAGATTCTACTAAAGTTCTAATCTCAGCTGCTGTCTGATCTGCTGTAGCTCCTGACTCTATACCGTCAAGTTTTGTACCATCTGCTGCTACATCTCTACCGTCTACAGTAGTAGATACAACAATCGCACCTGTAACTGTAAGAGCACCTGTAGCTGCTGTACCAGTAGTTGATAAGTTTTGACTTCCAAATGCCGGTGTTATTTTAGTACCATCTATTGCAGCTGACGTATTAACATCAGCGTTGACTATTGTACCATCAACTAAGTTAGCACTTGCTACTGTTATGTCTGTAGGCAAAGCACCACTACCTAGTTTTGCCATTGTTACGTTATCATCAGCTATCTTAGCTGTAGTAACGTTATCGTCCCTGATCTTGGCTGTAGTAACTGCATCGTCACGAATGTTAGCAGTCTGTTCTAGTTGGTTTTGTTCTTCTTGTGCAGCAAATAATAACTGCTTATGGTTGGCATTAAGGTCAGCTGCCTTAACTGATGACCCTGCCGTATATGTAGCCTTCGCACTATCTACATCTGTATCACGAAAAATACGTATAAGTGCAGGGCTAGTTGGAATATTGCCTGATGTAAAAACTACATTACCACCACCTGTAGTAGTGTAGCTTGTTATATTATAGTGTGTACTTGTTGTTTTTGTAACACCATCTACTTCAACTTTTATATCAGACTCTTGTATAGAAGGAAAGGTAAACTGCTTAGTCGCATTACCATCCCCAGTGTATTCTACGAATGTTGTTGCCATTTATTTGTATATGTTGAGGAGGTCATTTGACTGTACCTTTTTAAGATACTTTTGACGTTTTGTTTCTTTCTGTTCAGCGATAACTTCAGCCACCTCTGGCATTTCCATTATTGATGCCCAAGCTTTACGTCTTGCTTCTTGAAATATTTGATCTATCTTACCATTGTGCCAGTAGTTACGAGCATCATACTGAGCTCTTTTACCATCACGTATATCTTTACGCATAAGTTCTAATGATGCAATAGCTTTGGGATCTTTTGCTAACTTGTTAAGTTCAAGTTCAATATTTTGATCTCCTATAGCTTTTTGGAATAATGATCTAATACGTGGTGTGTCAGTCAAGTTAGTGCTGTCAGGAGCATAGTATGTAGAAAGTCGTAAGTCATAACCACTGTTAAATAAGAACGATCTACCTTCGCTTTGTTCTAGTGTCAGAGTAACAGGACTAAACATGTTAAATGCTCTAGTTAAGAAGTCCCAGTTATTGATAGGCTTACCATTTAGCATATCATACTTAATAGGTAGCTGCTCACTTGTTAGAGTTTCGCTAATTAGGTTTCTATTTCTTAATGACTGATCTATACCAGACCCAATCTCACGCATGTATGGTACAAATAATTTACCCATTTCATTACGTAGACCAGCTAGAGGTACAGAGTTGTTTACTAAACCAGCTATGATTCTATCAAACTGTCCCGGTCTACCAGCAAACAAGTCAACAAATGACTGTATGCCAGCAAGATAAGACTTACTTGTAATAGCCTGTGCGACTACTAATGATATTTTTTGTAGCTCTCTTTCTGTCCACTCTTCACCCATAAGTAAACTTGCGTCACCTACGTCAGCGATTGTAGACATAATTAAGTTAAAAGGTTCAAAGGTATCATAACCTATACGTACAGCTCCAAGCTTTATAGTTCTTGGTTCAAACTTAGAGTCTAGCCATAGCTGTCTCTTTTGTCTGTCAACTGGCCCGTTACCTGTAAGATCACCACGCATCCATGCCATTGATGCCATAAACACGAGAGCAGAGCCCATCGCCAATCGGCCTGTTTGTAGTGCCTTTGCGTTAGCTAGTTCGACTGCGTTTGTAATACCATAGCGTTCTACATTTTTTAGATTGCTAGGTGATGCAAATGCAATGTCGTTAAACTCTTTAACTAAGAAGTTAAAACCGGGTGTATGTTTTGCTGTAAGTGCAAGACCGTTGACACCAGTTCTAGCAAATAGAAAGAATGGTTTTGCCCAAGGGTTAGCACTAAACACATCGTTAAGACCTTTTGCAAAGCCTGTAAGCTCTTGTGTAAGTGTTACTTCTCGTCTAGCAAACTTAGTAGCTTCGTCTACAATATTACCTTGTGAGTCAAATATTTGTGCATAAAAGTCATCTTCGTATGCTTTTAAAACTTCTCGATTTATTTCTGGTAGCTTGATGCCATCAGCAGCTTGTAAATCTAAAACATTACGCAAAGCTTTTTCACGCATCTTAGCACGACCTATAATGTATGCAAACGCATCGTCAGTTGCCGCCATAATCTTAGTAGAGTATGTAAGCAAGTTACTGTTGTTCATAGACCTAGCCATGTTTGCTACTGAAAATGCTGCACGATCACCAAAACTAGCTCTACCACTGTCTTCTGCCCATCTACGTATAAGTTCCCAGTTCTCGTCACCACGAGTAAACTCAGAGTAACGTGTCTTAATAGTTGCTATGTCACCTTTCCAATATGAGTTTAGTTTTTCTCTAAATAATGTGAAAGACTCAGGTATAGCTTCTATCATAGCGTTCATAGATGCCAAGCCTGCACGTACTGTAGCACTGTCACCTTTGAACGGATAACGCATAGCAGCTCCTAGTGTAGTAGCCATAGGACGCATGAATGTTGCAATGGATGTACCTGTAATTGCTCGCATTGGAGTTTTAGGGCCAGATAGAACACTATGGGTAAGTACACCTTCCAGCTCACGTATTAGCACACCTGTACGGTCTGCACCTTTTGGATCTAGTTGCCCACCTTTTATTATCTTTCTAGCAAAGTTATCAAAGTCATCAAGTGTATTGACATCTTTCATCATAGAAAAAGCTTCAAACAAGGCGTTGAGTAGATCATCATTCTTATCATCCTTAGCTATTTTTAGCACTGACATGATAGATTCTTTTGCGTCTGCTACGTCAGCCTTGACTGCATCTTCTATATTCTTAGTTCTGTTTTTACCAGCACCTAATGCTCTAAATGAGTCAGACTTTACAAATCTAGCTTTCTTTGTATGGTACAATGCAGTTAGCATAGTATCTACAATCTGTTTAGCTGGGCCATCTATATCATCTAGTGACACTAAGTCTGCGATTTCTCTACCAGCAATACCAGTATCTCGTAACTGTTTAAGTAACGAACCTACAACAAGGTCAGTTACAACTACATTCTTAGATGTAAACACTTCGACACCATCTACAATATCTTTGTTTGCTTCTAGCAATTCTTTGAGATATTCGTTAGATGATAGCTCTGCTGCATTTCTACCCTGTGTTATAGATTGATGTCCGTCTACAGCTTCTTTAAATGTCTGAGCTAACTTAACTCTATCACCCTTTGCTGCCTTAAGTTCTTTTGCAAACCTTTCACTACTCATCAAACCTTTGAGTACACGCTCTACCTGTTTGACATCTGTGCCACCCTTGAGAGCTATACGCTCACGTTCTACAGGTGTAGTTACAGAACCAGTAGCTCCTTCTTCTTGTCCCCACTCTTTACGAGTTCGAGATAATTGTTGACGAGCAAGGTCAGGATCTACCTCTGATGGATATGCACCTTGATAAGGTTGAGCTACAGGCGCATTTTTATCTGCACGAAATTGTATTTCGCCTTCACGTATCTGTGCAACAGCAGCTTCTGTGCTTTGTTTAGACACACTGGCATTTCTATCTTGTATCTGTTTTATTACTTTTTGTGATCCTTTACCTAAAGCATAGGTCATACCATCAAAAAATAAACCAATACCCATACCCTCTACAATGTTTTTAATTTTCATTACAACAGGAGAGTCGGTATCTCTAGTAGATAGTGGTGTGTCAAACCAGCCGTATCTATCACGTACAGCACCGAGAGCGTTCTGACCATCAGACTCCTTAGAGATAAGGTCAGATGCAGCTCCAATACCAGCAGCTCTGATAAAACTGTTTGCACCTAGTAATTTTGTAGCACCAGTTGCAAGCAATGGAACACCAGTTGCAGCTAGTCCTTTAGCAGCTAGTACAGTACCAGCAGCTAACGAACCAAAATGTACAAGTCCACGTAGTTGCCTACCCCACCATGTTTTAGTTTCGATAGGATTATCATAGTTTGTAAATGGATCCCAGTCAGGTTTGTAGTAACCTTGTTCTTCGATCTCTTTCTGCATTGTGCCGTCCAATGCTTCTTTTGTTCTTTCGGCAAAGGTAGTTACAGAGGATGCAGTATCTTGTAAACCACCTGATACGATAGACTGACCTTCTTTGACTAATGCTTTGAAGCCCCACTTTTCTGCATTACGTGGGTCATCTTGTTCAGCGACAGCCTGTTCTTCTTCGGTCTGCTCTTGTTTTGCAACCTGAGCTTTTGCTTGTTCATCTTGTTCGATTGTATCAGCTAGTTGATTGACTTGATCGTTTACATAGTCAAAAGCTCGTTGGTCTATCTCAAGTTTTACACTTGGATCTTCACTCATAATTATACCTTAGTATTAAATGTTCAACTTTAGCATCGCATTGATTGCCGCAGTTGACAGTGTGTTTGGATTTAAGAAGGGTGCTTCTTTCAACTCTGGTACAGCTTCCAATAACTTATCATTGTCTTCTTTTGACAGAGTTGTTTTTTGTTTATGTGGTATACTAATACCGCCTATAGACTGTTGACGCTGTATGTTTGTTTCTAGCTGTCGTATAAACATTTCAGCATTTAGTCCAGTAACGCTAGGTTTAGTTTTTATCATCCATTCTATATTATTGTTCTTAGTTGCAACATCTAGTATCTTAGTGCCATTAGTTTTATTAAGAAGTTTATTTTGATCGTCAACAT